ATCATCTGTGGTTAATCCCAGAGCCTCTAGTTTGGCCTCTGCGCTTAATTTGGCTGCCGCTTGCTCTGCATCTTGCTTGGCTTTCCAAGAATCAAATGTGAGAAAACCTGCATCAAACTCTGCTTTGCTAATTGGGTTACATTCTAAAAATTGAATACTTTCGTATTCATCGCCAGTAATGACCCAGCCACCAGTCGGAATCAACATACCTAATACTTCTCCACCTGTTGCCATTATGCACCTATTTCCATGAGTACGATTGAAGCTAAACTGTTTCCATTAAAAGGAATTGTAGAGAATTGCAAAGTATTATTTGTTGAAGCTTGTTGTATTTTGTAAGTTGTTGCCGATGTAGTTGCTGGTGAATCTTGATAAGTACCAGCGTAATTGCCTATGTTAACATCAACAGAATTGGTATAGCCTATTTCCTGACTTGTGACAATAGCAGTAGCACCTCTTAATAACTTAAAATTTCCTGAGTTTTGTGAGTTTGCTTGATCTTTACGCCAGTCAATTCCCCAAGCAACAACAATTTTAGATGTTGCTGCACTTGGTGTAATGGTTGCAGTTAAACCTGTATCAACATAAGTGGATGTACTGTTATCTACTCTTGTTGCGTGAGTTGCGGAAACAACTTGCAAGACCTTTCCGCCACTAGCCGGCGCAACCCATTTCAATCCTGTTGTTTCTGTTGAATCTGCTGTCAGGACTGTTCCATTAGCACCCACCGTAAGTGCAGCGACAGTATCGGCAGCGGTACCAGCTAATAAATTACCTTTGGCTGCTATCGCATAGTTTGTAGTGTCTGCAACATACTTCAAGCCTGTTGCCGTACTTGAATCAGCTACCAAACGAGTTTCATTTGCTCCAGCTGTTAGATTGTCAAAAGTTTGTGATCCTGTACCAGCAATTAAATCGCCTTTAGCTGCGATCTCTGTTGCCATTGAGTTAGTAATCGTGACAGCACCAGATGATCCACCGCCTGAAATACCGGTACCAGCTGTTACAGCTGTGATGTCACCTTGATCATTTGCTATCCACACGAAATCCATGTTGGTGTTTGAATTTTTTGCAAGAATCTGACCTGTTGTTCCGCCTAAAAGATCAGCCATCGACGAATCGACCGCTTGTCCAAATACTTCAAAATCAGCTGGCAAATCCGTAACCAAATCGGTCGGTGTCGGCATTTGCCAGTTAAAATTTGATGTCGGGTTTGCCATTTTTTCTCCTTACGCTACGACTAACGCGGTGGCCCAATCTAGGCTGCCGCTGATTGTGTTCCATTCCTCTGCCGGCAAGACATCCTCCCATTGCATGGCTTGCAATGAAAATGCCAATGGGGAAAGAATAGCCGTGACCGATACTGTGTTGTATGCGGCTCGCCATGTCCAGCCTTCAACAAATCCCAAATAGGTTCCCGATGCCATGTTGAGCGGGAGGTCGCTGATACGCAATGGCAGACCCATAAAAATGTTAATCAAAGAATCCCGATCCACATCGTCAATCTCTGGGTTGGTCAGCTCAAATGTGATCTGATTAAAATTGGCTTGTGGGTAAGCTCGCAGCGTAAGATAAAAGGCAGCTTGATCTGCGGCATCGGTTGCGTTTTCAATTGTTGTTGTAATGATTTGCGCCAATGGCCCAAATGCCAAAATTGAATCCGGATCGCTGTCGGTGACTTCAAGAGTTGAATTTTCCTTGTATTTCAATGTGATTTCGTTGCGGATGTCTCCGGATCGGGTTTGGATCGAAAGTGAGTTCGCAAGAGCTTGTGCAGCGGAAACATCGGTGTACCCATTGGCTGCCAAATAAAGCGATCTGTGCAATGCCGCTGCATAGCTGATTTGGCCTTGTGCGTTTTCGAAAATGTAACCCAGCCCAGATGTGGCCAAAGCTGAAACCAATGAATAAACATCAATTCTTGATGCATTGCGTTTTGCCAATTCGTACTCACCCGGTCGATCGATTTCACCCAATCCTAAGTTTTGAGCATTGGCCCATGTTTCACCGGCTGTGTAAGTGTTCCATTGCAATGCACCAGGCACTTCGTTCCATGTGTTAAGCAATAGATCAGATAAAATGCTCCAAATTTGATCGCCATCGTTTTCCTTGACCAAAACACCATCGACCAAAGATTTGGGCAGTCTGGACAAAGCTCCGAGAGCTGTGATTGATACAGATTGATTGATCCCGACCACACCGGATGCGGCAATGCCAATGTCAAATTCCACGACTGTGCCACCAAAAATAGGCACAAATGTAGCTGTCGAATCTTGCAACTCCACGCTTACGGCATCATTAATTTCAATGTCAACAATTGATTGATCAAGGTTGATCAGCTGTAAATTGACATAGCCGGCCTGTGCTTGCTCATAAATGTTTGTCCGCCCGGATGTAATAGTCAGATTGGCCAAAACATAGTTTGTGTAATTTATGCCGCCAATGCGCACACGCCATACTGGGTTGAATAGTGTCATCAGATTCCAATCAAGGCTGTTGCACCGCCTGTGCCGCGATAGAATTGATTGTTGAGAGTGTCAATAATTGTGCGCGCTGTGCCTTCGGAATCAATCGCGCCGTTGACTGTGACATTGATTGTGGTTGCTCGATCAGCTTCCTCGCCTCTGCGAAATCCTGAGACATCAAAATTTGATGGTATTGCCAATGCAATTTGACCACCTGTTTCCTCAAAGAATCTAAAACCTGCCACATCGCCCAAGCCGCTGACTTGATCTGTAATGCTGGCCGCAATTGTTTCAGTAACTTTTTTCACGGCTGTGGCTGCGGTCGAAACAACAGCTGCGACAACAGCGGTTGCAGCACCGGTCGTGCCACCTGTGGTGCCGGCTGTAATGCCGCCTGTAACTGTTGGGATTACAGGTATAACGACTGCGGTTCCCGCTGTGGTGCCTCCTGTGGTGCCACCTGTGGCTGTTGGCGGTGCAGCTACAAAACCACCCGGCAATGAACCTGCGCCAATGGAGCCGGGAGAAATTGGAGCTGTCGATCCACCTGTTGCGCCAATTTTGGGAACAGTTGGAACATCTTTACCAAATTGTATTGCGTTATAACCTTTGATGATTAAGTTAATTCCATCAATTGCTGTGTTCAATAATGGCTTGATGGCGGCTAATACTTTGCCAATAATGTTCAATACTGTGTTTGCAATGTTGCCGATGACTGTAACAGCTGCGCCAAGAGTCGAACCGATAAGCGGTGCAACATACTTGACAACTTCAAAAAATGATTGCAAATTTTCTTTGTTGTCACTAATGACTTTTTGGATTTTTTCAAATTGCGATCTCATTGCTTCAAAAATTGGTGTTGCAACATCTTTGATAATTCTTGCCACATCGCTGATCACCTTGCCAAAGCCATCACCGCTGGTTAAACTAAATGCGCTGGAAAATGCATTGATTGCTGGCAATGCGTTTTGGTTGATGAACACCAATAGTTTGTCAAGAATTGGCAAAAGTAACTCAACCAACAGTTTCCTTTGCTTCATCAAATGCCACACTTAGGCGAGTCATTTTGCCTTCAAAGGTTTCAGCCTGAGTAGCAGCTTGTCCACCAAAGGTTTCAGATAGCACAAGAGTCGCAGCATCAAAATCCTTAGACTTGATAATGTTCTCATCCATGCTTACGCCAATGCGCTTTAAGGCTCCAAAGTTGCCGTCATAGGCTTTACCTAAGGCCTCGGTTACTGAGCCTAGATCCTTGCCAGTACCAGCTGCAATATCTAATGCGATAGTCTGTAACTTCTGTGCTTCCTCTACATCCTTTGTAGATCGAACAAGACGATCTAAACTAGGACGGAGTACATCATCTGTGACACCAGTAGCCAAAGAGGTTTTGAGAACATAAGCCTCTGTGGCTTTAATCTGAGCATCAGTTGCGCCTGTAACATTTCTTAAAGATGTGGCAAGCCTTAATTGAGCGGCCTCATCCTCGATAGCAGCCTTAACGCCATCGATGGCTAACTTGCCAGCGTATGCAGCAGCTGCCGCTCCTGCTGCTAAGAATGCAGCCCCAGCGATCTTGCCAAACCCTGCAATCTTATCGCCAAAGGTTTGAACATCATTAGAGCCTGAATCCAGGCTTTTCTTTAAGTTGTCAACATCTGCAAGGATGGAAAGTTTGAGCGTTCTACTACCTGCCATTAGTCCCACTCCTTCAAAATGCGATCAAATGCTTCTTCCCATTGTTTAATCAATTCTGGTTGAATCGCTCGCAACGTTGGATAAATGAAATAACCTGAGTTTCCTCGTTTGCCATATCTTGGACTTCGAGCCGGAAATTGTCCATACTTTTTGGCGCCAAACTCTGCACCCGCAAGCAAACCATTTCCACCTTCTGTTCCAAAATTAAATTGTGTTGTTGCTCCACCGCTAAAACGCTGTGAAGCAAAACCAAAAGACAACTCACCAATCTTTGATGATTTACTAATTCTTACACCATCTGCAATACGTTTTGCAACTAAAGCATTTGGAGCAGATCCAGCAGCTGCACGGATTTTATCTCCAGCAAATTGAGCAAGAGCGTTGGATTCTTTTTTAGCTGCTTCAACAGCTTCATCAGACATTGCCTTAAAAGCTTTTGTGATTGCTTTTAATTCTTTTTTGTCGTAAACGATAAAGGAACGTTGATCGATAATATCATCTGCCATTGCGCTCCTCCAATACCTCTAATGCTGTAAGGATATCCTCAGCGGATGTCCACTCACTCATAGGAATCTGAGTCGCTATCGCCAACTCGACTATGAGTCGGCTGATACTCCCTCGTCTATGGCTTTTGGGTTATCAACCCCTACCTCGACATCAACAACGCTTTCAA